ACTAGAAGCATGTACATACTTTCTAACTAATGCCCAATCTCCATCTTCTACAAATTCTAAATCTGGGTCAAGGTCAAAGTCTACATCAATAGGATTTAATACATCATAGAATGGTTCCCCATTTCTTACTCCCCTGTGTGTATATACTTCCCCAGAAACTAAATAATGAAACCAAGCTTTTTGTATTTTATCATAAACTTCTTGCTCCGTCATTATATAGTTCATAGATTTTTGTCCTATAACAGCTCTCATATCTACATAACTTTCCTCAAACATCTCTGCAATATGTTGAGGTAATTCAATCTCCTGCTCTGGATCCATCCCTACATCTTGTCCTTGCTGCTGTAAAGATTGTAAAAAATGTTGTTGTAAATTTTTATATATTAATTCTTTTTTACTTTCTTCTTTAATAGAAACACTGTCTTGATTTTGCACAGTTACAGTATAGTTAAGAGGTCTTTTAGATTTTTCCCCTAATAAAAGATCAATAATAGGTTTAATAATAGGGTAATTACGCATTTCAGAAGGAAAATTTTTACGACTTTTACCATAAGGTTTTAGTACATAATTATAATCTCCCTCATCGATTACACCGTTATAGTAATCATATAATGTTTTAAGACTATCCTTTTTTTGAGAATAGCCTGATCCTGAATTAGAGAGATTTATAAATGCTTCTACGCATTCTTCTCCCCATTTTTTATCTTTTCTTGTTATTGAAAGTTTCTGTCTTGGTATTTTATTGTATCCCATAATTGTACAAAAATAGTAATATTATCTAAAGATATTACCTTAGTTTATATTTTTAATTCCGCATTATAAATATATCACTATAGATAATCACAAATACTATATAAACTGTATTTTAACGTAAGTTCTTCTCCTTCTTCTATCTTTCTTAGCGTTTTTAATCTTTTATAGTCGTCTTGCTCATCTTCAATTAATTCACAATTAGCTTTTTCAGAATGATTAACAAACCCCCCTAAAGGAGTTCTTATATAATCATGTTGAAAATTAGGATCATACACGTGACTTATACCTATAACCACCTCTCCCGGAATATCTTCTTTAGCGAGAATCCCTGCTCCATGAATTTGTGACGGACCTATTGCCAAGTATTCTGGTAGAGGGGTATAAGGTTCTTTATCTTTACATTTTTCCATATTAATAATAATTTTGATCAAACCATTTGTCAGCTGATCTATCTTCTAATATATCTTTAACTTCTGCATTATATAACTCTCGAGTATGATACATCCCAACCATAAACGCCATTACACGGTCAAAGTTACCTTTATGATTAAATTTAATTAACTCCATTAATAATGCAGGGTCATATATTTTATGCAAATTTAACAATTGTTTTCCATTTTCGTCTGTTCTTCTGACAGTATTTAACCAATCTCTGATATATATCTCACCTTGACGCTTTCTAGCTTCAGTCATATGCATACCATATTGTCTCTTTACTGTTCTACTTCTTAACTCTCTTTTATCTAACATTTCAAACTCTTCCTGTAATTTATGTAACTTTCTAAAACGCTTAGCGTAAGCTATCACTTCACCACGATCATTCTCAAATCCTATCTTACACCCATAATAATCTGCAAGTAAAAAGAGATTCCTGTTATAATCATCTTGCGTCATGGGTCTCCCTACATACGATGCCACTATAATATCGTCAGGTTGTGATAAATTATTAGGTCTTTTTAAGACATATGCCGCCCCTAAAGATGTCGAGTCAGCAGATTGATTTTGTCCATAAGGGTCATGACAAATTACATACATATTTATAGGAACTTGCCCTTTTGAATTTTTATAGGGGGTTTCATATATAACTACAGCTCCTGTTTTATCATCATCCTTTCTATGCGGAAACTTTATAATTTGCTTTAAATCTCCGTCAATTGTAAACTTTGCATTACCATCAACTCCTTGACTTAACCTTCCTATAGTACCTGTTGATTGTAGTCCTCTTGCCTTAACTATATTATACTGCTCTTGTAAAGCTGCTATATCAAAAAGATTAGATGTAACTTGGAGTGTAGCTTCTTGAGGTGAAAAAGGATGCTCTGCTATATATTGATCTAATGATTTTGCATCTGCGGCACCCTTTTTCTTTTCCCTCATTTCTTCCTCATACTCTACCGCTAATTCCTTTTTAGAATTCCCCTCTTCATCTATAAATCCATCTAAATTCTTTTGTATTGGGATAAAATATCCACAAGTAGTTCCTGTAGCCCCTTCATCCCATTCATTCTCATATCCCATACAATCATATGCTTCTGGGTTATAAAATATCTCTTCCATTGCTTCAAAATCTGACCCCTCAGTACCACCCGTCCCAAAAGCAATCATCATCCCTAAAGTTTTACTACCTTGCCTCATTGTAGGCATAGTTACCTCCCAAGCTTTAAGGAGTCCAGGAAATGAACCAGCTTCCTCAAAGAATACTAACTCCCCTGCCTTACCCCTTACTTTATCTGGATTATCCTTCAAACTTACCCCTAGTATTTGTGACTTCATCCCCATTTCAATCTCTAATCCATTTACCTTCTTTTTATATCCAGACATCTTATGCATCTCTCTATCTCTTAATCTTGGTTGAGACCATGCTGTATGGTCGTCTATAAAAGATAAAAACTCCCATGCCTTAGATAAAAGACCGTCACCAATCAAATATTCTTTTTGTCCTGCAAATACAAAATTCTTAGAGTTCTTCACAAAAAAGTAGTTACGAGCAAGCATAGATCCAGCTTTATAAGAGTATCCTTTACGCCTTGCTTTTAAAACAATCATATGCTTATTATCTGCCCGAGCTTTATCTATTTCTTGATAATATTCCCAATCACCATCATAAAATCTAGGGAAAGTTCTTTCACGCTTAGCTTGCGTAGTACCATCAGGCATTTCTTCATCTACAGCTCTGTCAATAGGGCAATAATTTAAATAAAAATAATGAAATCCAGTAATGTGTAGTTCATCTGTAGCATATCCATAAAGACATCGTCTCTTTTCTTCATCCCAAAAATCATAATACTCTTTTGTTCCTGGGAGCGCAGGAGTATAGTAACCGTTTTTTAAAAAAGTTACTGCAGATGGTCTAATCCTATCTATATCTTTAAACTTTGGCATTTCTCTTTTATTTTAACTAAGTCTGCGCACTTCTCATACTCTTCTATACTTACAAAATACTCAATAACAATATCTATAATATCATCACTTCTACCATCCTCAGATATAGGATCAAATGGTAAAGGAAATTCAGAAATTGTATCATCTTCTAGAGCATAGTAAATATCATCTAAAGTTTTCTTCTTAGTTATAATATCATAAGCATTTACCATTGCTCTATTATAAAGTTCTAAATCTTCTAAAAAATCCATTACATACTGTATTTGTTTACTTCAATTCCGCCCCTATTTGTATTTGAGGCTTGTTCTTCTTTTTTAACTATGTCTTCTAATCTGGTTAAACCATCTACTACCTTCCCCATATTAGCTAAATTAGCTATTAAATCTTTTGCATGAAAAATAGGTTTACCATGATCATCCATTAAATGTAAGTCTATATCTCTAAAATACTTCTCTAATTTAACTATAGATTCTCTAGCTGCTTTTAGTAATCTTACAGCTGAAGTCTCTATTAGTTTTTCATACTTCTCGCATCCCCCTAATACTTTTGCAGAGGGTTTCCATTTATTTTTCTCTCCAAATATACTATTTTTTACTTCAATAATACGTTGTTCTCGCCCATATACTGAAAAAGGACTTTTATGATCTTCCATAAAATAGATAAAAGCTAACTCTTCTGTTACTAAATCTTTAAACTCTAAAACAGTTTTTGCATACGCACTAGGCGTAGCTTTATTATCTACTATATGTATTAATTCATCATTTAGACTCATTTTCTTGCTCTTTAAATTCTTTAACAGTATCTAATAACTCTATTATAATAGGGAATTGTTTACAATAGTCATGTAGTAATTTCTCATCATCAGTAGGTTCTGTTTTAAGTTCATATAGTTCAAGATATTTAACTAAAGCCATCTCATAATTCTGAAGTTGTTGGTTTTGTTCCTCTAATACTTGATATACATCATAATCAACTTTTTTAGGTACCCCGTTTAAGAATATTCTTCTCTTTGTCTTTTTTTTAGTTTTAATCATTTAATATGTTTTATAGTTAATTTCTTTTGCTCTAATTTTTTGTAATAAAGCATGTTGTTCCCCTAACTTTTTTAATGTGTTTAAATAATAAAGAGGCACATAAATATCCACTTTTGTTTTATGTTCTGCACCGTATAAGTCGTCTAAACACCTTAGTCTATGATTACCGTCTGATAATAAAAAGTTATACTGATCTCGTTCAGGATTAAATACAGCTACTATATTCTTCTTAAGCCCTTCTTCTGCAATACTAGTTTTTAAACTTTCCCAATCATAAACTTTCTTTTTTAAATTTTCCTTTACATCTTTCTTTTCAAGTGCTTTGACTTCTTTCCATGTTAGACCCTTTGTAAAATACTCAAAATAACTAACTTTTAAAGTAAGGGTTTGATAATAACAAAATCCATCATAATAATTTCGTTTATCCTTATCTTTAGTATCAACAGATATTCTCCCCAGCTTTGATAAAACTTTATAAAGTATTAGTATTAAAAATACCCTAATAGTAAATGAAATATCTCTAATCTTTTTTTTCACTTTTTAGTCTAGTTATATGTTTTACTCTATTTGGATTAACAGAGAACTTACCAAAATATGGGAGTCTTACCCCATCAAAATTACCTTTTCTCATTATCTTATCTACAAATTTAAATTGAGAACTCACAATATCTTCAACTATTTTAAGGGGTAAATTATACTTTGTTGCTAGAATCTGTATTATTATCTTCTTGTCTTTTAGCATTCTCTTCTTTTAGTTTTTGCATTTCTTCTGGCGTATATGTAACTACAGGTTTCTTAATACCCTTGATTCTTGCTTCTTCTCTCCTTTTTTGTTCTTTTTCCAATGTTTCTTTTTGGTCATCTGTTAAAATTTGTTTTTCCCATTTATTAAGGGGACAATCTGCAGTTTTCATCTTAGCTTTATGTTGCATTAAACACCCACATTGTCCGCATCTAGCATGTTTTTCTATAAAATGTTCACATGATTCACATGTTCCTAGCCTATCAATATAATCTTCAGTAGTTACATTAGGGGCGCCATTTGCTATGTAAGTAGACATTTCTGCTGTAAATGTTTTAACCATCTGTAAAAATGATGGGGGTTTTACATAATTATCATCCTCTGAATTATTCTTTTCCATACTCTGTTATTTTTAGTGTTATTAAATCTCCCTCTGAATTTTGAAGTATTATTATCTCATAATCTCCTACTTCAAAATATGTTGGTACAAACATATAAAATATACTATCCATTATTTCCTATCTATAGTTACTTCTACTTTGTCTGTATTTGGATTTAAAAAAGGATTAAGTTTATATGCATTCTTTTTCTTCAACATTGCCCCTTTATCTTTAAACCTCTTAATATAATTATTTAAAGTATTGTGATCTTCAATCCCCACTATACTTGCAACTTCTTTTTTATTACTTATTGAGCAAAGATTAACATCTGGTTTATTGATCTGTACATCGATAAACGCAGATAATATCTGTAACTCCTTATTAGTTAAATTAAATATTCCATTCCATATTTGTAAATACTTATATGTACTATTTATATTAACTGTTATTTTTTTCTTTTTCATCGTCTAATATTTTAATTAATGCTCTATCACCATGCATAGGTCTAGAGTTTTTGAATGCTTCATACTCATCAGGATTAAAAATCATTTTAACCTCTTTAATATTATCATTAGTATCTCTTTTCACAATCCAACGTCTGCCTCTTGCAGTACCTACTCTTTTTAAATGTACTCTTAAACTTGTCATAATCTTTTCCCTGTTTTTTTAGTTGTTTTACGTGCTTTTTCATTTAACTCTTTCTGTTCTTTCTCCCTATATCCCTCATAATTATTTGTTCCATAGTAATCGTCCCATGCAACCTCTCTTACTCTTTGAGCTTCAAAAGTTATACCTGCTATAGGAAATCCCTTAAAAGATTTGTCTGCCTGTTCCATATATTCCCCACATTTACATAAAGCTTCTTTAGTAACCACTTTTCCATTTACAACTCCAATAGTCATTTTATTAATAAGCATTGTTTCGTTACATTTGTTACAGGTATATTCCATATCTTATAATTTTTTATCTATATCATCTGCTTCACTACCTCTGCCATTCTTCCTTAAATGCCTTTGGTAATTTCTTACCCCGTTTTTACTTAATGAAGGATCTGTTCTTATAAGATTAGGGAAACCTTCAAAATCTTTGGTCTCTTCTTGCATATACTCCCCACATTCACATAATGCTTCCTTAGTTCTAACCTTACCCTCTATAACAGCTATTGTGGCCCTCATAAGATCCTTTTTTTCCCCACATTTATTACATGTATATTTTATCATTTTATAATTTAAACTTTTTATGGGTATTGCCCGTTATTAAACATAAGTAATCTTGCTCTGT